CGGTCCTCTCGTCGTAAGACGAGTTCAGTTATCTACCTTTAGGAGGAATTATGTATGCGGAAGATATTTCCAGTTGTCCGGAAGATTGTTGTGACTGTCTTGATGTCACTTGTCGCGGGTTTCGTCATTGCTGTGGTGATTGTTATCACCCTGTTTCTGACGAACCTTTAACAAGTAACTCGAGCAGCCCAGCATTCCCCGTTCAGTGGGAACTTTTCCCGTACAATTTCTCCTTTACGGAAGAGTAACTGAGAAGATCGGGAGGTTTTGGTGTAGAGAATAAATATCTACACCGTATCATAACCTGCAGTTTTGCATGATAAGGAGCCTATGAACCTACTTGAGAAACGACGAAAATCGTGGCTGTCGCGCCGAGCCAGGATTGTCCTGATCGGCGCTATGGCACTGATAATCGCAGTTTCGATCGCAGGTGCTGTCGGCTTTTATCATTGTTTGCTGCTTCGGGCTCAGTGGGAACGAGCAGTAACTCTCGGTAGCGTCCTAAGTGCCCCCGTGAGGGGTCGCACTGATGAGCGCATCAAGAAAATTACTCCTCTGCCCCCTCGCCTTGATGATCTAATGAAGGATGTTGACAATGTCACTCCTCGTTAAACCATCAGTTATGATCCTCAGCTTGACTGAGGTGGTCTTGTTACAAAGTCGTGATTGATCATGACTAAACTAACAGGCCCCGCCTCTTTTCTAAAAGCGAAGGCAGCAACGCTGAGTGCTGTCGGTGAGGTCGTAAAGACTGTAGGAAAAGTTGGTGAGTTCTTCATCGTGACAGTTTGGGTTGACGGTAAGGTTGCTTTTGAGATGATCTTCAGCTCTTTAAGTGCTGTCGGTAATCTCCACATCTATCCGTCAATTCCACCTGGCAAGGTGAAGGTAACACTCTCATCAAAAATCTACAATCTGAACGGCTATCATCGTTCTGGAACTGTAAGGATTCCCTTCACTATCTCCCCTAATCGGAGGGATGTGGAGATTGTCCAAACGGCGAATGGACTTCATGTGCACGCGCGTAAAGCTCGTGCAAGAGCGCTCACACGGAAACGTGTGAATAGCCCCACTCGGATGAAGAGAACTTCGACCAAACGTCCAGCTTCGGAGGTTCAAACGACCCCGTTCCCTAATACGTATGTTGACGATTATGGGTTCCATAATTCTGGAACCGATAACGTCATAACGTATCAAAGGGCATTTTCGGGGACCGTTACTCCTGGCTTTCGTTGGAAGAAGAAATCTCAACTTCCGATTAACCCGTATTCATTGCTTTTAATGAATGCTAAGGACTCCGGCTACTATACCGCACAGGAAAATCCGTACGGTAGTGGTAGTGTCTGGACTCATAATAGCTATCTTTATCGGCATATGGGTACATGGTCGGGGGGCCCGGCAGTTGGGTCGTGTGATCATGACCTAACTATACGCAATCGTCTCATAAGAAAGTTGTCCGATAAGGCCGGGCTCGACGTGAATAACGTCGCGCAGGACTTCGTTCAACTTGACCAAACCCTAAAGATGGTTAAAACAACCTGCGATAGGGTTACACGTGCATTTACAGCTGTTAAGAAGTTTGATCTTCCCTCAGCTATTTCTGCCTTATGGGGATCGAAAACACCCGTATATCGTCGAGGTGGAGGAGTTAAACTAACCGGAAGGTCTGCAGCCGATAATTGGCTGGAGTTACAATACGGTTGGAAACCCCTTCTCCAAGATGTAAAAGGTGCTTTCGCCAGTCTTGCGACAATGGTGACGCAAGATGGGCGCGTGTCGAGCGTTAGCTCTTCTGTGCATGCTCAAAAGAGCGAGATTAACCCTCTATTCCTAGACTTCAATGTTAACGGTGTGAGACCCAAGTGTGGGTTGTGGATGCAATTTACCACGACCGACATAAAGATCAAATGCCGTTACAGAGTTGACGACAGAATGAAGGCTTTTCTTGCACAGACAGGTTTCACCAACCCCCTAAATCTTGCTTGGGAGGTTATTCCGTATTCTTTCGTTGTAGACTGGTTCCTTCCTATCGGAGCCTTTCTCGAGACTTTAAGTTCTTGGGATGGGCTCACGTTTATCGATGGGTTGGAGACTCGGTTTACTCGTCAGAATACCTATGGCATGGCAGATTATAATGGAGCTGATCAACATAATCCACCGTGGGACTACGTGATACGCGGGGCGTTTTCTGTGGAGAAACTGAGATATGATAGGATTTGCTTGAGTGCATTTCCTTCAGCTCGGTTACCTTCATTTAAGAATCCGCTCGGTGTAGTTCATGCGGCCAACGCGTTGGCTCTTATGCGATCAGCGTTCAAACATTAATCCGGCAGGACCATGCTTCCAATCTTAGAAAGGAAATTTTAATGTCGGCTATCGCCTCCATTAAACTAGCGTCAGCTGTCTCCCTGGCTTTAATCGCAAACCGCATGTCTGCGGTTCATGCGACGGTCGGGGATGCTGCAATTGGCGTTAATCGTACGTATGACCCCGAAGGCTTTCAGCTTCCCGGAGTTGCACGGTGGGTTGACCGTAGTGGCGGAATTGCCATCGGTTACCCGGCCATCACAATGTCGGTTCGACCGCCTACCAAGACGAGTCGCATCTACAAAGTGTCGGCGAAAGTGGTTCTCCCGACGCTCGAACAGACCAGCGCCTCGACGGCTACCGGTATACAACCGGCTCCGACGAAAGCGTATGATCTTACGGGCTTCATGGATTTCTTGATCCCGGAAAGGTCCGCACTGTGGGAGCGGCAAGCGCTGCTCGACACGATGATGTCCCTTTTCATGACCACGATTACTGCTTCTGATGGCTCCCCGTCTGATTCAACGGGCAGCCCTCTCAGGGCAGCAGTCGAGAACTTCGACCCCCCGTACTAACGGGTGGTTTAAGCTCTAATCCAAGGAGAACGCCATGTCTTATAATAAGTTTGGCTCGAAATTCCTAAAAGGAGTTCGACAATACCGTGCTGGCTCAGGGCTAAATGCCTTGGCAATCAAAGAGTACCTTCAATCCTTGGATTGTCCTCGAGCGCTGACTGTGCATCTACTTTTTATAAGTGGAGAACACAGTCAGCTTGCAAATCTCGAGTTCAATCCGTTGCACTTCGCTAATCACGAAGATGCAGGGAAGGCTTACCTAGCTACCAAGTTTTTATCTAAGTATAAGGATCTTTCCTTATCCTATGATTTAGACGAGGTTGCTAAAACTAAGTTCAAGAAATTTGAACTTAGGTGTAAGCAGACGAATTCTCGTTTTCGAAATCTTTCTTTAGACCCCCTTTACAAGGGATCTAACGTTTGGCTGCATCACGCAGTCATTCGTAAAATTGAAAGAATTCTTGGCGAGTTTAAGTCTGAAGATTTCTTTGACCTGCCGGACTGGGGTCCTGGTGCTTCGACGCTGATAAAGCGTCGTGATGCCAGTTCCGCAAGAAAGTTCCAGTGCGAAACTGGAATAACACGTGCTCTTTACTCTTTAATACCGGATGAAATCTTTGAGAAAGTTTATCCTCACTGGTTCCATCATCTGAAAGAAATTGGTTATCCAAACTTTCAGAGCGGTAATAAAGTGATCACTGTGGCGAAGGATGCTACTCAAAATCGAGTTATTGCTATTGAGCCTGGAATCAATCTTTGGTTCCAAAAAGCTCTTGGCAATATGATTGGGAGTAGACTACTTCGTGCTGGAATCGACTTAACTGACCAAAGTAGAAATCAGCGTCTTGCTCGTTTGGGGTCGAAGACCCTAAGCTTGGCAACCGTTGATCTCTCCTCAGCCAGCGATTCAATTGCGTATAAAGTCGTCGAGGAATTGCTTCCTCCTCGGTGGTTTACGGCTCTTGAATTGTGTCGTTCCAGATATGGATCTCTTGATAAGCGTCAAGTTGTATGGGAGAAGTTTTCCAGTATGGGAAACGGCTTCACATTTCAGCTTGAGTCGTTGATATTCTATGCGTGTGCTTTAGCATGCTGCGAATATCTCCATATCGATGACAGTAATGTCAGCGTTTATGGCGATGACGTCATAATTCCGACGTCTGCTTTCAAGTTGCTATCTGAGGTTCTGGACTTTTACGGCTTTCTTGTAAACGAGAAGAAGAGTCATTTTGATTCTACTTTTCGTGAAAGCTGTGGTGCCCATTACTTCTCAGGTGTCGATCTTAAACCAGTTTACCTAAAAGGTAAGCTTTCTTCACTTCTGTCTGTTTTTAGACTAGCAAATGCTGTACGTCGTCTAGCATATCGCCGGAACTTTTGTTCCTGCGACGCTAGGTTCCGTTCAGTATTTGACCTCCTTGTTCAAAAGGTTCCCGTTGCCTTGCGGCTTCGGATTCCTGAGACACTTGGAGATGGCGGTTTCATCAGTAACTTCGATGAAGCCGTTCCTAGACGGGCCCGACATGGTATCGAAGGATATCGTGTTGTTCACCTGTCAGAGACGAGTAAAACTCGTTTAGAAGAGAGGCCCGGGTACTTGTTATCCGAGCTCTGGCGCATAGCGACACGCGGGACTTCCCTAAAGAAGTATCCCGATAGGGATCCATCCTGGCTTGAAGCGACTGAAGATCTGTTAGAATTAGATTCCTCTGGCTTGGGTCGTAACTCCGACCCTTACCATGAATCGATTCTGCAGGTCAACAGAAGCCTTGTTGCGCAGTGGAGTGACCTTGGTCCTTGGATTTGATACCTGAACACTTAAGTTTGGTCGTCATATACCTAGGTCAAGTTTGTCACTTGTAGAGCAGCCCTTATTGATTAACTATCAATTGGGCCTTTCCTTTCCGTTTTCATACGGTTAGGTGGAGAGGTTTAAATCCTCGTCAAGTTGGAATAAGC